TGTCAAGAGATTGAAGGGACTTCCTCATGTCGGGATATGGTAAGAATATTTGCATGGTGCAAATATATGGAAATTATTTAACTAAAACAAAAAACCATCTATAAGTTGAATTAATTATTATATTTCATAATTAGTTATAATTAAATGGTTGACATTTATCTCATCCCCAACTCTACCATCATACAATTTAAATGCATATTTTTTAGGATATTCAAATTTAATATAACCATCATATAATTCTCGTATAAAATCACTTCCCCCAACAACCATTAAACATTTACTCTCAGTATTTTTAAAAATTTCAGAAAGTTCAATCTGTTTTTTTCTATCGAAATTATCAAACCCATAATCATTAAAAACTGAATCGTATGGCTGGTCAATAAAATAAAAATTATCCTGTGAATTATATTTTTCAAAAACTTTAGTATAATCCCCAATCATGATATCAGTTCTTGATAATAACTCAGTATAATTTTTATTTTTTAAATCTTCAAAATTAACTGTTTTATACTTTCCCCAAGGAATATTAAATTGTCCCTTTTCATTATATCTTAACATACCTCTGAAACATGTTTTTCTAAGATAGTAAAACTGAGCAGCTCTTTCAATATCAGTTGTTGGTTTAAACGGGATTTCTCCGTTTATTAGTTTTTTTCCACCCCCTCTAACAATATAATATTCTTTTTCACCTAAACCAAATGAAATAATTAAGTTATATATTTCTTCCGCATAACCTAATGAAATTTGTTTATAAAAATTAATTAATTCAGGATGAATATCATTTATAACATTTAAACCTTCAAAATTTAAATCAAAAAAAGCGGCGGCACCTCCTGCAAATGGTTCTAAAAATACTTTAAAATCTTTTGGGTAATATTTTTTAAAATATTGAATTTCATTCCTTTTTCCTCCTGACCATTTACAAAGCGGTTTCAACTGATTTTTTGTTTTTAATGACATAAATATAAATATAAATCTTAATTAAGAATTGAAAATACTTCTGACTTCTTCAGTGATACTTTCATATTCTTTTTTTGTTATTTGAATTTTTAAACTTTCGAAATACTCTTTCATTGTTTTAACATATATTCCATTTTTTTTGTACCTTTCATAATACACTTTAAAATCAGGCGCATCCTTTTCCTCCCACGCCATAGTATGAAAAATACATCCTCTAACTCTATATTGTGGATATTCTTTAGTTAACCAATCTTTAATATTAATTATTTTATTTAGAGTTGCCGGTGCCTTTTCAGAATCAAGTCCAGGATTATTTTTTTGTTCTTCATAATCCAAACAATCACCTATAAGTCGAAGACTATCTACCTGATATCCATTAATCTGCTTAATATCGTTAAAATGCGAATTAATTCCTAATGAAGTTGAAAATTCATTTAATAACGTTTCAAATCTATTACCAAATTTGATTACAACTGATTGTGTTGAGATTCTAGGCCCAAACAAAAAATATGTTGTTGACCCATAAGTTGTTCTCGTAATTTCCGATTCTTCTTTAACTTTTTTAGCAAGCATTAATACTTTTTCTCTAAACAACTCAACTTTCTCATCCATAATTTTATTTTTTATTAATATCAAAGATAAAAAAAATCTCACACTATTGTGAGACTTTTGAAATATTTTCTGTCTTTGTTATTCGGACCACATTGTCTGCCCAGTTATTAACCAAAGGATTATGAGTTATAACAAATATCTTTTCAAAGTAATCCCTCATTTTTGTGAAGAATTCACCAACCATCTCCAAGTTTTCATTACTTACCTTACCGAAGACCTCGTCCCAAACAATGATATTTGGTTTTGGTAGAGAACATACCTTACTTAATACCGCTCTCAAAGCCATGGACGCAATGGTCTTTTCATAACCACTACCACTTGTCATCAACTTCTCAATACCGGTAGAGTTATCAATCATCATGAACTCAACTTCATTCTTTTCATTAATTCTAATCTCAAGATTAAAATAACAAGAATCCATTAACAACCTTTGAAGTTCCTGATTAATAATTGGCATCATTGTCTTCATTATAATCTTACTGATACCATTCTTTCCAAAGACATCAAGATAAATTTTATATATTTTTTCTCTTTCAAACTCTTCCGCAATCTTGGTTATGTTTTCGTTGTTCTTGGTAATTCTTTCTTGATAGTTTTTAATACCAATCTGATTAGAAGTTATTACTCTTTCATATCCCCTCTTCTCGTTGATAAGTTCATCAATCCTCATGGTTGCTTTCATCAACTGAGAATCAATTTCTTTGTTCTTCTTAATCTTATCTTGAACCTCTTCGTATCTTTTCTTCTTATCCTTTAGTTGATTAAACCTAAGATTTGCAGATTCTAATGTTGCCTCATGTTTTTCTTTGATTAGCTTATTTCTTTCATATTCATCAAAGTCTTTTTTAAGTTGAGTATAAGATTTTTCCTTGATATCAAGGTCTTTCCATTTCTTACTTAATTTATCAACTTTATTTTCCCAATCAGATAGTTCGTCTATCTTCTTCTTTGTTAGAGCCGCTTCCATCAATTTGATACCACAATGCTCACATTGTATTCCATCACCAAACTTTCTAATTAACTCCTCAATCTCTTTAACTTTGTTTTGAGCAAGAACCAATTCACCATTAACGGATTTCATCTCATCCCTGATTGAATCATGTTTGTCTTCATGATAAAACTCTGTTGGTTCAACAATCTTTACCTCATCTATTTTTTTCTTGATTTCAGTAATTTTGTTTGAAACATCAAGGATATCATTATCTAATGATACAGGATTGAGAATAACCAACTCTTTATCTAAATCATTAAACTTTGTCTTCAATAGATTTTCTTTATATTCCTGACCTTTTTGAAGTCTTTCATCAACATCAAAAACTCCTTTATTTGCTGTTTCTATTTGTGAATTAAGTTTAATAATCTCTTCACCAAGTGATGTTATTTCTTGTTTCAAAGATTCCGTATTATAAACATTTGACAACATTCCTTTAGAAAATTGAGAATAAATTTCTTTACCATATTCCTCTTTTTTCTTTAGGAACTCCAATCCAAGAAACCTTGATAGGACTTGACCTCTTGCCGTTGGCTTGGCCTCCAAAAGTTCTTCCAGATTAGATGCGGTAGTTAGAATCGTCATCAAGAAATCATCCATAGTTCCAATAGACTTTTTGATGAACTCTTCCGTTTCTCTCCTTTGTTCTCCTGTAAAGTTTTGTAATTGTCCATCCGAAAGTCTTTTAAAAAAGTCTAGTTCAGTTTTAACATTCCAATCACCAGATTTTGATTTTTTTCTTTCTAACTGACGAACAATGATATATTCTTCACCATCAATAAGAATCTCACCTTTAACATTTACTTTATTTTTATCAGTAAACCTGTTAAATATTTCCTCAGCCTTGTTTGTTTTGGTTGTTGTGTTGAAAAATAAGAACATTAATAGGTCAACAGTTAATACCGTCTTACCTCCAAAGTTTGGTGGATTAGACTCAACAACTGTAATACCTCTACATTTATCAAAATCCAACACCTGACTCTCACCATAAGATAAGAAGTTAGAAAACTCAATCTTCTTGATGTACCAACGTTTGAATGGACTAACATCATCATCTTCAGAAACCATCTTATTTTCAACAGCAATATCAATATTCATGATATCATCAAAATGATTATCAATTCCTTTAGATTCCAACAAAGATTTGATAAGTTCCTTTTGATAATTTTTATCCATAATGTTAACCGCAACATCTATGGTTTGCTGAACTTCATCGGATGTCTTTACCTTAGTGATAACATTTACGTTTGATGAAACATACTTCTTCATGAAGTATTGTTTCACGGACTTAATCCTTTCTTGTGTAAAGTTTTCAGGAGTATCTTCCCAAATAACTTGAACATACGGATTCTCTAAAGATTCTATATCTAGTTTCTTTGACATATGATTATAATTAAAATTAGGTATTGGATTGAATAAATCCCATTTCATTACTGTTTTGTGTTTTCTGTTGAATCGGTATCATGTGCGGTATCATGTGCGGTATCATGTGCGGTATCATGTGCGGTATCATGTGCGGTTTCTCCTTCATTATTATCCTTCAGAGCTTCTATCTCTTTTTGCATTGCTTCTTTTAATAGTTTTTGCATTGCAGATTGTGCCGATTTTAACTTTTGATTTCTTGCATCAACTTTTGCTTTGTGGGCTTTTTTTCCGCCCCTAACTTTTGATTTTGCCATAATTAATGATTTTGTTGTGGTCTATTTTGTTCGAACCACTCGATTATTGAATTTATTGCCCATGTTCCCCCTGAAGCTAACATACCATCAAAAAACCAAGATGCGTATTTATTAACTCCAAGTATTTCATGTACAGGTGAATATAAGAAAATTCCGAAGAAAAATCCAACCCATGTTGGTGCGCACATCATGCATTTTAACATATCGGAAAGAAATACCCAAAATCCATTAAAAAATACGGATTCATTTGCCGCCCATTTATTAATAGTATTTCTTGGCCCACTAAAAATACTACCATAAACCAGTATGTTGCTCATTCCATAAGCTAACAATACCCATAAAAATAATTGTGTCATAATTTTTTATTTAAATAATGTTTCATCTAAATTAGTTCCTCTAAGATAAACCGCCCCTATTTTTTGTTCGTATTTTCTACAATCAGAGACAATATCTTCTAGTTCCTTAATCTTTTTATCTTTACTAAAGTTTTCCGTTCTCAAAATTTGTAGTGTTTGTTCCAACATTCTTTGTTTTGTTTCATCACCAACCACTTTTTCAATGATTTCCGGTTTCCTTTCTTCCAACTGTTGTATTTTTAATAACAGTTCATTTTTTTCATTTTGGAAAATATTTTCCATTTCAGTCGTTTTAGTGGAAAAAATTTCTAATTGACTGTTCAATTCTTCTACTTTAGTGGAAAAAAATTCATTTTCTTTTTTCAGTTGTTCGGTTTTTCCGGCCAACTCATCCGTCTGAGAATTGTCGTAAATGTTTACTATTTTTTCGACAGGAACTTCAACAATTATCTCTTTAATCACCTCTCTGTCAACATATTCTATAACCTTAACTTCCTTTATTACCTCAACCTCTTTTTTAGATTGACCTAACAAACCATACCTATCAATGTTAAATCCAGTTGTAAAGGATTTCTTGACAACTGAACTTATCAATAAGTCATTAAGGTTACAATAGTTGGTTAACTCTTTGTATTCAGTATTGGATAAAGAAAGATTAACATCCATGATTAATAGTTAACAAGTTTTTCTTTTCCTTCACCTAATACATCAAAAGAATTCATATAAAAAGATAAGAATGGTTTAGGGTTTGGTAGGTCCACAAAATCATATTCATTTTTTTCTACATCATAAACACCATAACCATGTTTCCTAATTGTCTCACCAAAGTTTTGTTGGATGGTGGAGCCAACCATATAAGCCTTTTTTCCTCCAGGTATATCAAAAACTTGTCTCTTATGTATATCACCACACAGAACTAAATCACATCCTTTGAATTTGTTTGTATCAAATCCCTCTTCAAACTTATAACCTATATCAGTTGTTAGACCTTGAACCGGTCCATGAAAAAGTCCTATGTTAGTATGTCCGTTCTTAACAATGTCTGGAGGTATGTTATGTTCAACCAAAGAAAACACACACCAATTAATATTACTATCTTCATAAATTCCTCGATTTTTAAAATATATAATATTAGGGTTTTTTATAGAATCTATAATTGGTGATAGTGCATCCAATCTCTCATTATTATTCTCCAAGAAATCATGATTCCCGATTATTAAAATGGTTTTGGTAATACTCGCGCACTCTGTCAATATCCATGCAACAAACTCAACCAATTCAGGTGTCATTTGGTTTTTGGAGTGAACTAAATCACCCGTAAATACTATTCGGTCAGGTTGTAATGACCTCCATTCATTTAAAGCCTGAATCATAATCTTGCGATATAACTCATGTTCTTTAAATAAACGAATGTGTAGGTCTGAAAAATGTACGATTCGTTTAATCATGTGGTTTTATTTATTCGGTAATAACTGAATTTGTCTCTTCTTCAAACGGATTAAATCCTTTATTTACATGACCACAATTGTCACATTTATAAATTGGAAAGGGCACTGTGGTGTCTTCAGGTGAACCTGTCATTAGTGCTGGAACGCGTTTAAGATAAATGACTTCTCTAAAGTAATATCCATCACAGTTTTCACAGGTGATTGTAGGACATTCTCTTATGTTAATTTTCGGTTGTAAATCCATATACTATTTTATAAAAATATAATAATATATTTCATATTGTTCAAGTACCTAAAGAAAAATACTTAACTATCTATTCCCAAACTCCTTCAGATATAATCAACGGCTTATCATTCCTATCAATCATAATCCATTCGGCTTTAATCAATCCCCAAGGTTTGAAACATTCCATAACTTGTTCTAATGTAAAACACTTACAACTATAGATATCGAATTGTAACATAGGTACTTCAAGACTATCCCATATATGTATGGAAGCATGTGAAGTTGCTAATGTAACAGTACCTGTTAAACCCTCATTTCCTGGGTCAGAAACATAAACACTTGTTGGACCGGCAACCACTTTCATACCTACTTTCTCAACTAAATTAATAAACCAATCGTTTAATACTTCTTCTTTTTTTGGTGGATTTTTTGCCCAACATTTTAACAATAAATGTTGGTGATAAGGAACAAATTTTTCTTGCATTTATGAATAATTATTTTACATAATTATTACGATATATACATTTTTATGTTCATATTCATCACAGTATCAATAATTTCTTTAGGGACCCTATACTCATCATAATTTGAGTCATCTTTCAAATGCGATATGATACATCCATACAACTTTAAACCCTCGTATTTAGACCCCTGTAACATTTTAATTAGAAGTCTACCATATAGAGGTAACTGAACATAATAGTGTCCAAGTGCTGTGTTTGGATACTTCTGAAAAGGTTCATACATTCTTTCAGTAAAACTATTCTCTTGAAAGTTTTTTGTTTTATTCGTCTTCCAATCTGTTATAACTAATCCGAAATCTGACTTTGTTTTATTGTGAATCAACCATACTTTATCGGGTTGTCCTGTATAACCAAGTTCAGGGTCACCCAACACCATCTCAGTATCCAATAGTACTGCACCTCTTTCCTCCATTAACTTTAGGTATTTACTACCAGCAGTTATCATCTTATCACTCTTCATCAACTGTTCTAAATCACATTCAAATATTGGTTGTCTAACTTCCTTATAGTCTCCATTTATTTCAATAACCCTCTTCTCAAGAACATAGTGAACCCTACTACCTAAATTAGTTGAATAAAGTCCAGCAGCTTCCCACTCTTTAATGAGTTCTTGTTGTTTATATGGGTCTCCTCCTGCTTTATTAAATGCGGCTTTCTCTGTTGGGAATTTTTTATAGAATTTACTAAGTACTTTAGACACTGATGGATAATCTGTTTTACCATTCATCGTATATATATGGTCTTCCTCCACAAATGTAAGACCTAACTCTTCCTGTCTTTTAGATATAACATCTCTTATTTCTTTAACCGCATCATTTAATTTCATAATAATATTCATTTATTTGTCCCCTCAAATCACATACGTCTTTATCCTTAGGGAGTTTAATTATTTTAATTTTGTTATATAACGTACCTCCATTTAGCTCGTGATATATTTTTAGCCCATCATTCCAAGCATCACCGTCAGTACATATGATAATATTTCCCTTTGCTTTGGTATATAGAGTTTCAAACAATAAAGCGCTTAATTTTTTACCCAACATAGGTATTGAATTATCCAAGAAAAATCCATCAAATACACCCTCAACCAAATAAATGTCTTTATCCCAATCAATAATACTCTCGTTAAAGATAATCTTATCTTTTTCTGCTGTTGGGTTTTTATATTTCATCTTTTTAGGTACCCATGAACGTGCAATGAAATAGTTAAGTTGTCCTTCAGAATCAAAAGATGGAACTATAATTCTATAAGCGAACTCGCCAGTAACGGTATAACCAATCTTATATTTCTTAATAATCTCGTCAGTAATACCACGAGAATTAAGATATCTCATGGATTCTATATGTGGTATGAATCTTGCATTTGAATCCTCAAAGGTTGTATAACCTTCAGGAAACCTTAATCTATTTGCCTTTTTTAATTCAACCTTTTGTTCTTCTGGTTTAATTAAGTTATAAACCTTTTTCTGTTTCTTTGTTCCAAACTGGTCAAACAATTTACCTAAAGGTCCTTGAGTTCCGTCTGTATCTGAACAAGCCCAACATTTATAAACATGAATATAATAATTAACCTCAAGGTTACCCTTACCATCACCATTATCTAATCCCTTCTCACGAGCACATACAGGACAGTTAAAGGATATTTGACCCTTTGACTCATAGTGTTGTTTTTCGTCTCCTAATACGTCTCGTAGGAGCTCAACCAACACCTCAACCTCTTCTGTTACTTTTATCCTACCCACTTTAATTTTGTTATGTTTTCAACTTTATCTATTTTAATATCAAATAGTGAAAGTTTTGTGCGTAATTCTGACATAATTTTTTTTCTAATTAGCCTATAAACTTTGATTTTGTAATAAGTGGGTAAAAATCTATGTTCAAGTTTTCCAGCACCACCCTCGTACCAACCTCTACCCCAAACACATCCTTTGAACTCAATGTCAACTTCATATCTGAAGTAATTCTGATAAGTTTGGTATTTTCTAATTGATTTAATAGTCACTTCACCATCAATATTTTCAGGGTCACTGACTTTAATCACTGAGTGTTTCTTCTTAATGTAATTAAAATATGATTTGGTTTCGTTATCTCTTATACAATCCATATTGCAAATATAAGAGATATTATTTAACTCACCAAAGATTTTTGGACTTCATATATCCCATAACACAAGTATAAGCATCACTCATGTCAAAATTTTCTTTCTTCATAGTATTGTTCCTAGTATATTGCCAAGTTATTTGTGGTTCTCTTTTTGCGACTTGTTCCCAAACAATAACTTTTTTATCAACATCTTTATTGAATCCTCCAAAAAGAACGAATTTACCCTTATCGTTTTTCTCAACAAGGTGAGGAAATGCAAATTTTCTTGAATTGTATGTTGTAATAAATTCAGGTACTAAACCTAATACGTCAAATACTTCTTTACAGATTAACGTGTTGAATCTCATTAAAGTTCCAACGGTATAAACATTATTTGAATTTAATAATGGTTCTTCAATAATAACATTTTGTATTCCTAATCCCGCATAAGTTTCTAATTTCTCTCTAAAAATTTCACTTTTTAATAGAAGTTCTTTTATCTTATTATCACTTTCTTCCACTTTAGGTTTTGGTGATACATGCGTAAGTTCTAAAAGTTGTTTACTTTCAATATCAAATAACGCAATACCAATTGTTTTTGTTGAAATGTCCAGCCCCAAAATTTTGGGAGAATCTTTTGAAATATTTTTCTTCATAAATTAAAAGTCCAACTTAACCACAAATTGTTGTATTCCCTGTCTTTTTTGTGGTGATTGTAGTTTAGATACAACTATAAGGTCTAAGTCAGAATCGTAAAGTCCAATTTCAGTAACATATGATGTTGTACCCGAAGTCCATGTTGGATTTGAAGTATTTGTAAATTGATTTCTACCTAAATTAACAAGATAATTCATTTCATATATTGTGGCACTAATATCAGTTTCAAAATTACCATAGAAATAATATTCATCACCAAAATTCATAATTTCTGGACTTCCGTTTGGCGTTAAACTTATGTAAGTTGATAAATTATAAGTTGTTGCCGCAGTGTAAGACGCAGAATCAATTTGAAACGTAGTTCCTACAATTCCGTTCATGGTTAATTTACCATTAACAGTGGATGCACTTAGTTGACTTGTAATATCAATAACTTTCCATGAAGTTGGATTTGGTCTTGTGTCTCCGGAAACTTTCTGACAAAGAAGTTTCATTGAGTTTGCCGGAAACCCTGTTAGGTCTCCACTTGAAAAATTTGGATTCAAGAAGGGGAACTCAGGTCCGAACCTAACCGCAACATTTTTAGATGTATCAGTACATCCTGTAGATGGTCCTTGTATAACAGAATAATAATTACAATGTAATGAGTTTGTAAATCCTGTAGTATTCTCAAAAAGATAAGTCACCCACATTCTTTCAACATCATTGTCCATTAACCCTTCAGAATTTAAATTATTTGTGAAACAAACATTAGGAGTTAACAATGATAATTGTGGTGCAGGTAATGTCCAGTTTCTATTTGATTTGTTAGAAATTGCCGCAACGATTTCTTCATCATCTATTATTATAATTTGTTGGTCAGGAAATACTTTACCAATTCTATTTAAATTTCCATTAACATCAGGGTTCAAATCCCATAACTGAAAATACCTGATACCTGGGTCATTCATGTCAGTATTTACCTTTGACTTTATATAATAAGGTTTACATAAATCATATCCAGGAGGGTCAATCATGAATGTCTCACCAATAGTTGTACCTGTTGTCTTGTGCCACATAAGTGTTGGTAAAGTAACCTTGAGGTGTCTTGCTAAACCTGTATCATCATTTGGATTTTGTGGGTCAAAAGGAACGGTTGAAAACTTTTCCCCGTACACAAAATCAATATCTTGGTTTGTATAATGTATAATTGCAATTGTTTTTTGGTCACTTGGTGACAAAACTATTTTCTCGTCGAATGAGTTATAATAGAATACTTGCCCTGTATCTGTTTGTCCGCTATTTTCTTGATACCCTAAATATTCTTTGGTTCCTATATAACTAACCGAACCAAAATTAGTATATCCTTCCCAAGCATTCGTAAATAATCCAGCAGGATTTTCAGACCAAGGTATGTTCATATTCCAAACAACAGTATTTTCTCTATTTGTGATATCACAAGGTGCTTCAAAATTGAGAGCATCCGTCTCCCAGAAAGGAGCTGGTGTGACTGTATCATAAAGAGCGGTCATACCTGAAGGGTACACATGAACCCTTGCATATTGTGCCGCAGTTGCAATACTTGTATAGTCAGGAACTGGTCTATCAAGTGTTAAATTTAATCCACTAACTTCTTGAATTTTATATGTTAAAATAGGTACGGTTTCTACATTTTGACATGTTCCAAATCCATCCAAATATATTGTTAAAAAGTCTCCAACACTTGGTGTTCCTGTTGTAGGTTCACAAACATCTGATTCTAATGTTATAACATCAGTACCATCAAGATTGACCATGTCTATCCAATAGTTTGAGTTGATAGTATATGCTGATGTGTTCTGTACTAACCAATTCCCTGTTGTTCCGGTAAAAAAACCTTTAACCGCAGCAGAATTATAGATAGGTTGGATTTGACTATTATCAAAAGGAATTCCATAGGTTCCTCCATTACCTCCCGTAACATAATAAGGGTATTTAATATTTTGTTTGTTTGATTGTGGTGAGCCAGTATTATTCTGTGCATTGAATGCTGGCATAAGTATGTTGTTGTTTGTTTGGTTATAGTTTGGTACAGCTGTGTAATTAACTTCGCTATCTCCAATTTGGAAATACAATATATTGAAATTTCCTTGCGATAGTTTTCTTCTTCCTACATCGGTTAATCTTGTATTTATTAACCCTGCCGTATTTTTAATTATATATGCCATTTCAAATAAATATCAATTTTTAATTTTTAGCAACCAATTTGTAAATTTCCCGACCCTAAAACAGGTCCAATCACTTGTCCAGTGTCTGATTTCATATAATATAAATAACCATTATAAACACAGTTATTAAAACCTAATAATGGTTTAGGGTTTGATGGGCTTCCTGTGTATATTGTAGCTCCAACTCCAAAAGTAGATTGATTTACTAATCTTGTAGGTTGTTCCGCTTGATAGTTAAAACATGCACCATTTTCAGTTGTTCCAACACCCACAATAAAACTATAATAAGTTTGACTTGTTTGTCCTTGACCGACACTCAATGAATGGTTTTCAACACCACCATAACTAAAACTATCTGTGTTTATTGTACAACAGTTACAACCAGATATCAAACCTGATGAGGCAAAAACAGAAATGTTTTGTGTTAAGTTAGTTACACATCCATTAAGAGAAGTTACTCCTGATGTAATATTAAGGTTGGAGAATGTAACACCACTGATACCATATCCATAACCAAGAGTTACATCATATACATCGTTAATGTCTGTTATCGTCGTAGTTTCAGGTGAACAATTTGGTCTTGTATTTATATTAGTATTACTGTCGCTGCTCGACGCACTTATTAAAGTACCTCCGCTATATATGTTTGTCAAACTAGATGTTGTACCCGAACCAGGTCCGTTAACTATTTGTGTTGAGTTAACAATTATTTTAAATGATATTTGTGTTCCTTGTGGTATTGGCGGTACAACATTTACTGACCATGAACTTCTAATATACCCATCATTTATGGTTGTTGTATTATAGTTTGATATTAATAAACCATAACTCGTAACTCCTGTAGAATTACTTGAAATAGTTGATGTGGCGGTTGACGTATTACCTAATGAGTCTTTCACTATTATGTTATAAGTTTGCGGTGATAAATTATTGAATATGTTAGATGTTGTAAATGTACTACCTCCGTCTATAGAATACTGATATGGTGATTGTCCTCCACATGTTGCAATTACTATACTACCATTATTACTACAATCAGAATCTGTTTTTTGGATTGTTGTATTAAGTGGTGCATATGATGGACAAGTTCCTGATGTCATTGCAACAGTCGGACTTGATGTTCCTCCTAATACAAACCATCCAGATAAAGGTGGTATTGAAGCTGTCTTACTAACAAGTATACCTCCTGAGACCGTATAGTTTTGTATCTCCCATTGCTGTAGTGTTACATTCCAAACAATAAGATACCCCGCAGATGAAGACCAACTTGGTTTTCCGTTTTGTATTGAACTTGAAGTGAATTGTATTGGTACAATTGCAGGACATGTTACTATTGATAAACACAAATTTGGATATATACCTGTAGGTGTTGGTGTTGGCGTAGGTGTTAATGTCGGTGTAGGTGATGGTGTTGGTTCCAATAAAGAACAAATTGTTGTTGCCGTATAATCACCATAATAATCAATCACTTGAGCCTCGTAACTACCAGGACCCAAACCTGAAATAGTTTTTGTTTTTTGTCCATTACTCCAAGATATGGTATAAGGACTTGTTCCTCCTGTAATTTTCAAAGATAAAGAACCATTAAGACTATTCGCTGAACTCACATTGGATAATGTGACACATTCGACACCTAACGGAAATAATGTGAATACATCACAATCATTTGTTAATTTATAAATTTGCATTGGTTCAGGAGTATTTTGTATCAATAAATACGTTATAGTTAAAACTATCCGACTAATATACGTTTATTAATAAATAATGGTAACTTATGTTTTACAACAAATAAACCAGTTATTAATTATTTATTGCACTAAGAACTTCAGCCATTACAGAATTAAACTCTGTTTCATCGCTAACATCCCATTTTGGAATATTAGGTATTAGTACCTCATATCTTGCAACACCTGTTGTTTTGGTTATACCCATAGCGTCCGTAGAATTTTTAATTTGTAAAACTGTTGTTGTTTCATCGACTATCTTCCAATATAAATCAGCTTGTGTTAGTTTGTAATAATTTGTCATATTTTATTTTTTTTTATTTTTTTTATGGACAAGTATGTGTGCCTACATCGCCACCACTAGCCGTATAATTTTGGTTTCCTGATGATGAAGGAGATACTCCTGTAATGGTTATACTTGAAACAAACTGTAATGGATGAACCCCGTCCGTATAATAATTATAGGAACATGAGAATCCATTTCCAATAATTCCACTACCAGAGTAAGTACCGTATTCGGCAATTATATCAACATAAGCAATTAATGGAGATGCCTCTACATTTATAGGGTTTACACCATAACTATTTGATGTCGTATCCGCGTATAAAACATAAGTATAGTCACCAGAAGAGTCAAACGTTTGGTCTCCTCCTGCACTAATATAAACATCACTAATTCCTGCCGTTGTTGGTGTAGGTGTTGGCGTTTCAGTTTGAGTTGGTGTAGGTGTTGGCGTTTCAGTTTGAGTTGGTGTAGGTGTTTGACTTGGACAAGTACTACAAGAACTCATGACATCTGCAGTATTATCACCATTAGTTATTGCAACAGTAACGACCTGTCCTCCATACGAAATGTAGTATGTTCCAGTGGAGAGTGAACCATAAGACGGATTTGTCAAAGTAGTACTACTACAGAAAGTTGTTTGATTACCAACAGTTTGGTCTGGATTAAAGAATATTGAACCGCAAGCCTCAGTTTCAGTTGTTTCAGGGTCAGAAGTTATATCTGAGAAATATACTGGAGTTGGTGTTGGTGTACTTTCAGGTGTTTGTGTGTTTGTAGGTGTTTGTGTGTTTGTAGGTGTATTGGTTGGAGTTTCAGTTGGTGTTGGTGTTGGAGATGGACAAATTGATTCATTTACAATTTGACCTGAGGCATCAGTCTCGTAACAATTTGTTCCATCAGTTAAAAAATAATTTGAGTAAGGAACTGTCAATCCGAAATTTGCATATAAATAACATCCTACATTTAAAGTACTACACGGTGAATATACGAAATTTTGAGCACCGCTTCCACCACAGACACCGACACAATCTGTCGCGTCATTAACTCTCAGATAAAAAGCAGATATAGGAGTTGATGTAGGTGTTTGAGTTGGTGTTTCTGTATTTGTAGGTGTTTGAGTATTGGTTGGAGTTTGAGTATTGGTTGGAGTTTGAGTATTTGTAGGTGTTTGAGTATTTGTAGGTGTTTGAGTTGGTGTTTCTGTATTTGTAGGTGTTTGGGTATTGGTTGGAGTTTGAGTATTTGTAGGTGTTTGGGTATTGGTTGGGGTTTGGGTATTGGTTGGAGTTTGAGTATTTGTAGGTGTTTGGGTATTGGTTGAGGTTTGAGTTGGTGTTTCTGTATTTGTAGGGGTTTGAGTATTGGTTGGAGTTTGAGTATTTGTAGGTGTTTGGGTATTTGTAGGTGTTTGAGTGTTGGTTGGGGTTGGAGTTTGTGTTGGAGTTTGTGTTGGTGTGTAAGTAAATTCAGGTGTTGTTGGTGTAGGTGTAGGTGTTGAAGTTTCCATGGGTGTAGAAGTTGGTGTAGGAACATTACATGGAGTAAAAGTACCTTCAACAAAAGTTATTCCGTCAATAGGGTTTGGTGAGTTATATCCTGTAATATTGATACTTGTGATTTGTCCTATGTAGTTAACATTTAAAGGTAGTAATTTTTCATACTCATTTCCTTGAATTGCAACTGTATGTGTAGAATCATAGGTATATCCTGTATATATTGAAACATCAAAAGAAACTCCATAAGAAGAAGGTATAAATTCTCCATCACTATCAACACATTGGAATAAAACTCCATTAAAACTATCACTAGAACATTGTTGAACAGAATTTATTGTAATTGTAAATCCTGTTGAATAAACGAAAGGTTCTGAATTGTAAACTTGCGGTATTTCAAAATACCAAGAAGTATTTGCGGAATAAACTGTAGTACCTGTTAAATTATCGTCATACAATAAAATAGATTCATTGTTATTAGGATTCAAACTTAGTCCTTTGTATACAACATCATTTGAATAAAAATCTTCAGTATTCCAAATGTTATTGAAATTGTATAAATTATTCATTTGATTAAACTGAATATTATTATACACAGGTGATGAAAAATACCATGTGCTTGTATACTCATTATATGTTGTTTCTATTGGATATTTTTGACTATTTACTTGTGAAGTTACATCTTGTGCAGTAGATGATGACATTGTTAATACATCAACAACTGTTCCGGCACTTAGTTTATAAAAATACTTATAATCACCATTATACACGGGAATTGAATAATATCCGTTAAGAGTGGTAAAATACCCATTGCAATCATAATACAACTTTTTACCTATGGTAATTCCATTTGAGTCGGAGTTATCATAAAAAACTCCAAAATTAGATGGTGTGTTCTCATTTGCAATTACATGTGTGAACGTAATAGTTTCTCCACTAATACTTGGTTTAGGTTCAGATGAAGCAACTATTGAAATTGTGTTAGCGGTCAATTGTTCTAAATAAACAACCGCATCATTGTCAGCTTCTATTTGAGATACAAAAGATTGTATTGTTCCTGCCGGAACTTCGTAAGTTACGGGTAAAGGATTATTTAATTCACCTACCTCTGTAGGCGTTTGAATACTCACTTGCGATGCATTATAATATATTGTACCGGTAGAATATTGTATTGGTCTTCCTGACACATAAGGTAAAAAGAAAAGAGATGGTATATCGTCAACAAATACTGGGTCATCAGGTGCTAAAGAAAAGTCCTTAACACCACCATCATCGGTGTAAGAAATTTCTTTAGTCTGTACTTGATTTGAATTTTGAGTATAAAAGTATGCGCCATCACAATAATAACCTGAGTTAGATGTTGTAAATTCTGGTTGATTCCAAATCCTCGTATTTAGTTCTATATATGGTGTTGTTGTATACGCATTTTCAAAGTTACCACAAACCTCATCAAAATTAGTAGTTCTTCTTCTAAATAATTGGAATAGTGAATTAGCAAGAGCAAGCCATGGTAAGAATTTTTGCGCTTTTGGTACTAATGCTGAAAGTAATTTATTCAACCAGCTAGGACACTTCCTAAACCATCTTTTAGTCAAATCTGAAACACTTCCAGTATTAACTATTAAAACAGTACTAGCCACAATACCGACTATATTTATAAGTCCCGCTATTGCCATCTGTTTCCACCCACTACCATTAAGACCTCTAACCGCAGGGTCATTGAACTTTGTTACTCCGTCCACATACCCTTGAGGTAATCTTGTTGTCGCGTGTTCATACCCTGTTATTGGTATTAAAGTTTTACTTTGAAAATTCCAGTAATTAAAATAATTGTCATTGGATAGTTCTTTATTTGCGTTGAATCCGACTAAATACCAATACTTGGATGGTTGTGGTACGGAACTTTTAGCATAAACTTTCCATATTTCACCTGGGTCCATTAAAGGATTAATGCAATTTGGCACTTTCTGCTGTCCTCCGATTGAATCAAACCAATCTTTAGGTCCCAAAGTCACCTCTTTAATTATATAAGGTTTCTTTGTTATTCCCAATAAAGCACCTATAGCCCTAATTTGGCTTGAATATTGTTTAAAAGATATTTTTGTTGCATATTCTCTTTTGAATGGTATACCAACTTTATAAACATAATCACCATAAGAATAATACCATGGTAATGCAGGGTGACCTAAAAATGGGTCATTAAATACTTTGGTATTTGTTATCCAACTACCCACCGAAGTCAATGAATATAATTTGGTGCTCAATTTTGAACTGTATGCACTATCGTACGCAGAATACGTATGTAGTCCCATGTTATAGCCATAAACAGGAAACGAAGGACACATTGCAGAAACAGAGGTATAAACAGGTAAATTTGAGTTGTATTTTCTATTTTGTCCGACAGCAACTCTAACAAGTAATCTCCCTGTTTTCATAACATCCGAACCGTTTACATTAACATTTATTGTTAGACATCCCGCAATACCTTTTTTAGTTAATGGATTCACCGTAAAAAGAGTATTTAAATCAATGAAACGAAAATTATCTCCAGTCAAATTAGTACCTGAAAAAGACAACTCCCCAACACCTTCCGGTACTGTTGGGTCTGAAACTGTGAATACAATTGATTCAGCCCTACCAGTAAAACATACTTTTATTGGAACAACTTGATGGTCAAAACTGTCAAGTTGTATTACAACTGATTTAACTGACCATTTCAATGTAGACTTAGGTTGATTTGTATTATAAACTATATAAGGGTTATTTGCAGTATATCCTGTTTTTGTGTGTGTCAAGGTTTTACTATCAACACCTGTGGTACAATAAATTAAATCATCCGCCCCACAAACGGCTTGAACAGTTGCGGTTCCTGTACCTCCAGGATATTTAAAAATTGTCGGATTATTCAATCCTTTATATACACCCCCAGTATATGCTAATTTGGCGTCACCATAGTATCTATTTGCACATTGTGTATAATATCCAGCGGGTGCAGGTGTCTGAAGCTCTGGGTCAGTATACCAAGGACCATAACTTATAAAACTTTTATCACCACTCTGACTACATTCCCAATATAGTGTTACAGAGCTTTCAACATCACAATTATTACACAAATCAGTATACTTTGTTGTTAAAGGAACATAACAAAAACAATCTTGGCAAACAGTAACATCACAATCTAAAAATATTTTAAATGAACCTGATGAACCACCTGTTATTGTTACTTCAAAAAATAAAAATCCAGAATCCACCGAATAATCACTTGAAAATAGTAAATCATGGTATTTTGTAACAGTACTTGGTAATGTTGATAATGAAAAAGTTTGTTGGGTAGTAACTATTCCGTCTTTACTATACTTCAAAGCAACGGATATGGTTGAACCATTATTTGTGATGGGAGTAAACCTAATTCCCAAAGTTCTATAAGTAAAACCAAGAACATAGAATTGTTTTGACTGTACACCAGGGTTTGACCAGGTAACTGTTTTTTCTGTTAGACATTCTGTTACGTCAGGTATATCATATAAAGGTGACGGACATAATACTTCAAAAGTACTCATGATTTATTAGTTAAAACATAATATTGTGACAATAGTGTTGGATTGTGTGTTATTGTCAATTTATCGTTTATTGGTGTTTGTGATGGGTTAGGTAAATAAGTTCTTCCATACATAGACCTATTTTTAGAATAATTGTAAATATTGATTTGTGTTGATATTGTTGTATTTGGTACTACCGTAATATTAACATCAAAATAACCAGCAGTATTGGATTCTGGTTTAAACCAAACCGCCTTATTTACATTTCCAAAGGCAGTACCATAAGAAACTTCAGGTATATTAATCACTCCCATTTTTAATTATAATTATCAATTTATTTTAACAAGTCCAGCAATCATTCCTAAATCCTATTCCTGTTGAGTAGTTTTGGGTTAAAGAAGATGTTGGAGAAATACTTACCACAGTGTATCCATCAATAACTTCGTTATTATTAAATCCACTAATTGTACCAGTTCCACAACTACTTCCGTTGTTTATTGTTATATTTCCACCATGATTTCCACTAACAGAACCTATTCCCACAACATAAACCGTTAACGTTGTATCAACGTCTATTGGAGTTCCGATAAACGTGTTTACATCCATCGCTCTAACTGTAACACTTGCGGTGCCTAAACCATCTGCCGGGTCACTTCCACACGCGTTTATATAAACTGTTGGATTAGAACAAACAATTTGTGTAGGACAAGTTACATTGAAAGTTAAAGTATATGGTGTAAAGTCCTCAACACTTACTGAATCAGTATTAACCACAATGTCTAATGTTGTGTAATTAGTTTGCCTATATATTCCTACAGTTTTTGTTTGTGTTCCATTTGTTGTGAATTGGAATACTTCACCATATAGTGTATCGTAAGTTCCGACAAATACTTGTACATTATTATTTATTCCTGTACCAGTTATTGACACGTCCACATTTCCATAATTCAAACCTAAATTAACAGAAGGACTACTGATTGTAACTAATCCTGGTTGTGTTACAGTATAACTGAAAGTTGCCGGACAAGAATATTCTATTGTTTTACAAGATGTATATGTATTTATAACTTGCGAACCATTAGATGGTGTTGTACATAATGGGTTTCCATCATAATTATACCAACAAAGAGTTACTGGTTGACAATTTTTAACACAAATTACACTGTTGTAAGTTCCTGCATAACTAAATGATTCTTGGGTAACAATACCATCGCAATTTGTATAATTTATATAAACTTTATTATCAGGACTATTATCTATGTCTAATTGTGTTATAACAACAGTATAGTAATTACATCCATTACAATCTAATGATGTTGATGAAGGTGTTGGTGTATTTGTTGGGGTTTGAGTGTTTGTAGGTGTTTGAGTTGGAGTTCCTGTAGGAGTATTTGTTGGCGTTTCAGTATTAGTTACGGTATTTGTTGGAGTATTGGTTGGCGTATTAGTTGGAGTTCCTGTAGGAGTATTTGTTGGCGTTTCAGTATTAGTTACGGTATTTGTTGGAGTATTGGTTGGCGTATTAGTTGGAGTTTCAGTATTTGTAGGTGTTTGTGTAGGAGTTCCTGTAGGAGTATTTGTTGGCGTTTCAGTATTTGTAGGAGTATTTGTTGGAGTTTCGGTATTTGTAGGAGTGTTAGTTGGTGTTTCTGAAGGAGTAGGAGTATTAGTTGGTGTTTCACTAGGCGATAAACCTGGCGTTACAGTATTAGTTGGCGTTTGAGTATTAGTTGGTGTGTTTGTTGGTGTTTCGGTATTTGTAGGTGTTTGTGTAGGAGTTCCTGTAGGAGTATTAGTTGGCGTTTCAGTATTAGTTACGGTATTTGTCGGAGTATTGGTTGGCGTATTAGTTGGAGTTTCAGTATTTGTAGGTGTTTGTGTAGGAGTTCCTGTAGGAGTATTTGTTGGCGTTTCAGTATTTGTAGGAGTATTTGTTGGAGTTTCGGTATTTGTAGGAGTGTTAGTTGGTGTTTCTGAAGGAGTAGGAGTATTAGTTGGTGTTTCACTAGGCGATAAACCTGGCGTTACAGTATTAGTTGGCGTTTGAGTATTAGTTGGTGTGTTTGTTGGTGTTTCGGTATTTGTAGGTGTTTGTGTAGGAGTTCCTGTAGGAGTATTAGTTGGCGTTTCAGTATTAGTTACGGTATTTGTCGGAGTATTGGTTGGCGTATTAGTTGGAGTTTCAGTATTTGTAGGTGTTTGTGTAGGAGTTCCTGTGGGAGTTCCTGTAGGAGTATTTGTTGGAGTTTCGGTATTTGTAGGGGTTTGCGTATTAGTTGGAGTTTGCGTTGGTGTTTCAGTATTAGTTGGAGTTGGTGTTGGTGTTGGGCAAATATTAGTTGATATACAAGTTTCACAACTACCATACGGTGTTAAAGTTGCGCTTATTCCATTATAAACCGTATTAGTTATAGAATATGTAACAACTTCAGCACAACCTGAGAATCCAGGAACCGTTATATAATTAATATCACCTAAATTCATAGGTGTAAATAAATTGTCTATGTTAAAGACCGCATTATAACAACACGCACTAAACTTATAAAATAAAGGAACCAATGGTGTTGGTGTTGGAGTCGTTGTTGGTGTTTGTGTTGGCGTTTCAGTATTAGTTGGAGTATTAGTTGGAGTTTCGGTATTAGTCGGTGTATTTGTTACGGTATTAGTTGGAGTGTTAGTTGGAGTGTTAGTTGGAGTGTTAGTTGGTGTTTCTGTAGGAGTGTTAGTTGGTGTTTCAGTATTAGTCGGTGTATTTGTTACGGTATTAGTTGGAGTGTTAGTTGGTGTTTCAGTAGGAGTGTTGGTTGGTGTTTCTGTTGGAGTACTAGTTGGAGTTTCGGTAGGAGTATTAGTTGGAGTTTCAGTTGGTGTATTTGTTACGGTATTGGTTGGAGTTTCGGTAGGAGTATTTGTTGGTGTATTTGTAGGAGTATTAGTTGGGGTTTCAGTTGGTGTATTTGTAGGTGTACTAGTTTGCGTAGGAGTATTAGTTGGAGTTTCTGAAATTGTAGGTGTTGGGGTAGGTGTTGGTGTTGGTGCAGGGCAGTCTTGAGGTGCATTTATATTACCGGTACCAGTCGTATTAAAAACTTTACCAACAACATATGGTCCAGGGGTTCTATTAGAAGGATAATACACAGGATTTTGAATTTTCATCCATATACTTGGAACTGGTCTTGTTATTGTAGTTGCTCCTCCGTTAAGTGGACTAAAAGGTAAAGATACAGGATTTTCTAAAGAATAAAATATCCTATCTCCTTGGGACAACTCGGTGTAATTTTCCGAATATGGACATGTACCTGTCCCATTCCAAACAAACGTTACGGAACCGTTACAAGCTTCGTCTATAGTAGTACCTGTTGAAACAGGAATCATCTGTCTTGGGTATTGACAGTTATTACAAGCCGTAATTAATTGACTTTGTAAATTTGAAGTTTCATACTGTATTTGTAAAAACCACCCCATAAACGTATAAAAAAATCCATAAAAACCCGCAGGTGCTGGTGTTATTGTTGGGGGTATAAATAAAGTACCTAACTCATCAGTGTAGAATGGTTTGTTACATAGTGTTAACAATGATTGTGTTAAAAACGTTAGTTTCTCATCATCAGTTATTAACACTGTTGGTGTTGAGAGGTAAAGAGTGATTGAATTAGCCACGTCATTGTTATACCATCTTGTTCCTGATTGTAAAAATGTTGTTCCTGTGAAAAAAGTAAATGGGGTATATGGTGCAGCTAAAGCCGATAGACCTAATGCAATAACTGTTGATAAATCATTTAATGTTGTAAATGTATATCCAGAATTGTTAATGTTATCATATGTACCAAAACTTATTGGTAATTCACTGACAGTTCCTCCATTATTTTGAAACGCCTTTATATTATTAAATTGATTTTCGGTAACTCCGCTAACCGGTATTGCGATTTCTATAGGAAATGTCGGTGTTACCGCAGAATAGTCAAAATTGAAAATTTGAATTAAGTTGGATAGATAATAATTTGTGGTTATTATATTTCCACTTATAGATGTACCTGAAACAAAATCGGAAACTTGGTTTGGTATTACTGCAATATATCCTCCACTTAAATCACTAACCGACCCTCCACTGGTAAATGTTATTTTTAGAGAGTCTTGGTATTCTGGAATTATAACATCATATTGAGTGTTAGCGGTTATATTCCCATATGGTATTTCTATAGGCGTTATAACATACACATAATCACTCCATGAACCAGTGTCATTAGAACCTTCAATCAAAACTGAAGATATTTGAGAGTTTGACTGTCCTGTGAATACAAGTAACCCTGTTGTTGGGTTAACGCTTAAATTTGAACCTACTTGTGGTACTTGACTAATAATCTGATATTGGTCAACAATACCTGAATCCGACGTAGGCGATATATTACTCGTTGTATTTGTCCTTGATAATATGTAAGTTTGCATTAATTAATATTCTTAACATAAATACAAATAAGTCACCTAATTTTTAATAGCTCCAAGAAATTTGTGTCGTAGTATTTGTTGACCCACCTAATGATTGTCCGGAATAATTAACTGGTTGTGTTGGTCCAGTATAAGTTGAATTTGTAAAATTAAAATAATATATTCCCATATTTTGAACAGCACCCCACAATTTATTATTGTAAGCGTAAATTCCGTACATATCCCCAACTGATAATAAAATATTAGATTGTAATGTACCAGAAGAATTAAATATTCCCGCATAACTATCAAAAGTAAAGTTATCATAATATGTTATTGCATATTGAGTTAATCCTGAACTATAAACAATATCTCCCGTAACGTAATTATCTGTTGGTAAATTAAATAATGTAGTTTTTGTTGTTGCACTTAAGTCTAATCTATCTATTGCCGTATTATCACTGTAACCTACAACTAAAAAATTATCATTTATTGCACACATTCCCACTGAACCACTAATTCCTGTGAATATTTTTGTTGTTTCATATACAATATTAAATGGTGAACCCGTGTATGAATAAATAAGAACATCCAAATTACTACCATTTTGAACATTTAAAAATATTTTATTTTGTGTTGCGGCAATATCAGTAACAGAACCTGTTGTTGTGGCACTAAACAAATAGGTTAACGCACTTGAAACAGGGTTATATGAATAAACTTTAGCAGTTGTTACTTCCACAAATAAGATGTCTATAGGTTGGATAGTAGTAGGTGTTGTAGGTGTTACTGTTGGCGTTTGAGTATTAGTTGGCGTATTTGTTGGTGATTCGGTTGGCGTTTGAGTATTAGTAGGAGTTTGTGTTGGAGTTTCACTAGAAGTATTGGTTGGCGTTTGAGTATTAGTAGGAGTTTGTGTTGGAGTTTCACTAGGTGTATTGGTTGGTGTTTCAGTTGGAGTATTTGTAGGTGTTTCACTAGGAGTATTTGCAGGAGTCTCGGTATTGGTTGGTGTTTGTGTTGGTGTTTCAGTTGGAGTATTTGTAGGTGTTTCGGTATTGGTTGGTGTTTGTGTTGAAGTTAATGTTTGTGTGGGAGTATTTGTTGGAGTTGGTGTTGGTGTTAAACCTGTAGTTGTGGTTGGAGTTGGTGTTATGCAAGCAGGATATGGGGTTTGTGCCGGTGTTCTAGTTTGTGTTACTATAGGTGTTGCAGTTGACGTAATGGTCGGTGTTGGTGTTATTGTGGGTGTTTTAGTAATAGTTACCGTTGGGGTATTGGTTGGTGTTACTGATGGACTTAACCCTGGTGTACTTGTATTTGTTGGTGTGGGTGTCGGTATCACATAAACAATTTCTCCAATTTCACAAGAATAATAGTCAACAATTTTAACTAAAAAGTTACTGTCAGCAATTGGGGACGGTACTGTAAATGTATACGGAAAATTTGAAGTAGCTCCGACATAACTACAATTAGCACTAAAAGAATCACAATAATAAATGCTTATTGGTGTGTTTCCTGTAAAAGATGATATGGTTACTATTTCTGCCATTATACTGTTGTAGTTCCTGTTATTATACAATTATTATTATCAATAGCCTTTAACATGTACGAGGTACCTGTGTTATATGGCGTTGGTATATCAAACTCATAAGGTAATTCAACATTTCCTATTGTATCAATATAAAAACAAGATGTTCCATCTGGTTGACAGATATAGATATCGTAAGGAGTTGCTCCTGTTATATTCGATATGGTAACTTTAATTGCCATTATGGTGTATATTGTGTTATTGTTGATGGAAATATTTGAGAGATTCCGTTATATCCTCTATAAACAGGAGAACATAAATCATCATATGGACATGGTTGGTAGTCCACACTCATAAATTCAAATATCTTACTTGATGCTCCTGTCGGTATTATAACATCATATGTTTCAGTTGGGGCACTACTACTTAAACAATCTGAATATGACAATTCAATTACCACAGTAGTATCTGTGACAGAAATAACAGGTTGTCCTGATGAATCAACTATTTGAACATTCAAAAATGTTTTTGACGCATTATACTCACCACATCCGTCAGGTAATCCTGAAATAAGACCTTGGTTATAAACAGATACAAACTCTCCTGTTGGAGTACTTCCGTTAACACAAGAGTCGCAGTTTTCGTATAAAGTTTCTCCAATCGTAGTAAAGTAATTACCTTGGTAGGTAGTTGAAACCACATTAATTGGTGGTATGTAATTACTAGGGTATTGTCCTACATATCTCCAGCAATTATTTGACGAATCTTTAAATGTTGTTCCTATTTCATTAACCCCACTTAATTTAAGTGTTTGTATAATTTGATTTTCCAAAAATGGAATTAATTGTTGTGGAGAACAACTTTGGTATACATAAACATATACCGGTGATGGTGTTGGAGTACTAGTATTAGTTGGTGTTACTGTCATTGTCGGTGTATTACTTGGTGTATTAGTTTGTGTAGGTGTATTTGTTGGTGATGGTGATGGAATAAATCCTGTTGTAGATGTTATTGTTGGTGTTGGTGTGTTTGTTGGTGTTTTTGTTGGTGTACTCGTATTTGTTGGAGTAATCGTAGTAGTTGGTGTATTTGTTAATGTTGGTGTCGGACTAGGTGTCATTTGACATCCAACACATCCTCCACCTGATATATTATAAATTTGGTCTACACTTGAATTAGAACTTATATTACTGTCGTCTCTGTCGTATGTTACACATACCTGGTCTCCATTAACACTTGCGAATATTGTCATTCCTGTTGTAATTGGTGTTCCATTATAAGACAACGAATCAGAAACATAGTATTCGGTTGAGCTATTACAATCAATAAGAACTTTAACTGAAGCACATACAAATTGTTCTTGGAATACTTCGAATGTCGCACTACCTGAAATACTAAGAGGATTTGTCGGAGTAATCGTTGGGGTGGGTGTTGGTGTTACATTTGTTGATGGTGTATAGGAACTCATACTAAAATCGATTCCAATATTATTACAATATTGTCCACTTGGAGTTGGTGTTGGTGTAGTAGTAATTGCAGATAAAACAAAATCAACAACATTACAAGATACAGGTGTTGGTTGTGGCTCATAATCACAATTAAAGTACGCATAAAAATCTAACACACTGCAATCCACAGCTGGTGTTGGTGGAGCCGGACAGGCTCCGACACTAAAAATATTTGCATCTAAATCAGGACAATTTGAAAAACAAGTTTGTGAACCTGTAAGTAAACATGGTCCTCCTAAAGTATTACTTAAACACCAATATTGTCCTGTATTATAAATAACACCATAGTTAAATTCTCCACCTTCATAAAAATGACAACAGTTATAATATCCATTATTTTGAAAATAATTTCCACTATATCCTGTTAATACAAACCAAGTTGTATCTAAACAAAATACCGTGTCAGGGCAATAACAATTTAATGGTGTTGAAGTTATTGTTGGGGTTGGGGTTGGTGTAACAGGTGTTGTTGTTGGTGTTGGTGTTAGTACGCAATTAATACAATTATTAAATAGAGGAGCCCCGAAATCAGGACCACCAGGACCTGAAAATTCTATAAAACTATAACATTCTCCATTATATATGTAAGTCGCGCCAGGAAATGCAACATCTTCATCTACAGTAGCGTAAAATAAAGAACCATTAGAACATTTTGATAAAACCGCAGCAACTTTTGGTGTTCTTGGACAAACAGGGTCAGCACATCCTAATGTATTAGTGAATGTCACTCCATTAGCATTATACAATGGACCTGCTCCTGTTCCTGTAACAACAGTACCACACCCCATAAAATCACCACTACCTGTAATATAATAAACATTACCAACGGTCAGTGAACCAAGACTACCACCAAACCTAAAAATATTAGAACCATTTTCACAATCTTGAAATTGAACAACAACACCAGGAATCATAGTTGATGTTGGTGTTTGAGTATTTGTTGGTGTTTGAGTATTAGTCGGTGTTAATGTTGGGGTTACACTAGGAGTATTTGTAGGTGTTTCTGTTGGTGTATTGGTTGGTGTTAATGTTGGGGTTACACTAGGAGTATTTGTAGGTGTTTCTGTTGGTGTATTGGTTGGTGTTAATGTTGGGGTTACACTAGGAGTATTTGTAGGTGTTTCTGTTGGTGTATTGGTTGGTGTTAATGTTGGGGTTACACTAGGAGTATTTGTAGGTGTTTCTGTTGGTGTATTGGTTGGAGTATTTGTAGGTGTTTCTGTTGGTGTATTGGTTGGAGTATTGGTAGGTGTTTCAGTTGGAGTTAATGTGTTTGTTGGTGTATTAGTTGGAGTATTAGTTGGAGTATTAGTAGGTGTTTCAGTTGGAGTGTTAGTAGGTGTTTCAGTTGGAGTGTTAGTAGGTGTTTCAGTTGGAGTTTGTGTTAGAGTTGGCGCAGGACCTGTACAACATCCATTTAAAACTAAAGTACATATAGTATCTACAAATATTGCACCATATAATTGATTAGAACAAAATTGAAAATTTGTACCTCCCGCAAAAGTTCCAGATTGTAAAACACCGTTACAATCATAATAACTATAATTTTTTATACTTCCACTCTCATTAAATAATGTAAAAGTACAACAATTACTTAAACAATAAGTTTCATCACAAACTTCTGTTGTAGTAGGTGTAAGGGTAGGGGTTTGTGTTGGTGTTTCAGTATTAGTTGGTGTATTCGTTGGAGTTAATGTATTAGTTGGTGTTTGTGTTGGTGTCTCGGTTGGTGTTTCAGTATTAGTTGGTGTTTGTGTTGGTGTTTCGGTATTAGTTGGTGTTTGTGTTGGTGTCTCGGTTGGTGTTTCAGTATTAGTTGGGGTTGGGGTTGGAGAAACCGCAACACAATCTCCAGGATTTTGACAAAATGTACTCAAATCAACTATCGATATAACAACAGCAAAACCACCACAAGAACCATCACTTGTTGAATGCCCGACAATACTCGTTGAGGTTCCCGCGGATATACATATTATTTGAGTGTCTCCTGGTGAGCTACCTTGAGCCAAGGTCGTACAAACACTAGCACCTAAATTATCAATGTAACTAACGTCATATGCGAATGATAAATCTCCGTTAGATATTTCATAACATTGTCCGGGACAAGTAACAAAATTATTATTGGTATCAACATCAATTCCTATAGGAGTTGCACTTGTTGTTCCACTATTTGTTACTGTATAAAAATCTCCTGACGTATATCCACTATAAACCTCACCTAAAACAGGTGTAGAATTTGTTGCATCTGTTGTAAGTTGTGTTAAAATAGATGTACTACAACTTGTCCCACTAAAATTATAATAAGTTCCCGCCATTAATGTCTATGATATAATATAAATAACTCGTTTAGGTATTTTAATTATAAAAAACTTTTAAAAATTATAAACTAACACCATTAGTAATGTTAATATATAATTTAAAGTGTTGTTTTAGTAAATTAATAGTAGAAGTATGGTGCCGGATTTTGCCAAATATTATAAAGCGATATTGATGAGGCCGAATTTGCAATTTCTGTTGTCAAATTAGATGGTTGTGTTGGTGGATATATTATTACCCCATTGAAATCTGCTTGATAAATATGCATACCACTAGTAATAATGTATAAATTATTTTGGTAAACGAATACTCCTGAAGCCTGTGTTTGTAACTCAGGGTAAGTAACCCCAGAATAAGGTAAATATGATATAGAAGATACAGGAGTTCCTGATATTTCATATATGGAAATATTTTCATTACCATTATTCAAATAGTTTGTTGCAATCTGATTAGTAGTTGGATTATACGCCATTCCGGCATATGTTCCACAAGATGGACAACTTCCTCCAGTATAATTAAATAACAATTCTATTGTGTTAGCGGATAAATTAAATCTGTAAATACTATTATTTCCAATCAATAATGTATTATTATTTACCGCCGTCATACCACTAGTAGACCCAGACGTGAAGTTATAAGATGTTTCATAATTAACTTCAAAAGGTATTGGATTATATGAATATTGATATATTACACCGGTAATATCTGATATAAATATTTTATTTTGAGTTGCGGCAATTTGAGATACTTGGTTTGCAGTTGTTGCTGTGAATAAAGTTGTGATTGTGTTTGTTCCAAAATCGTATTTATATACATTCTTATTGGTTGAATTCATTAATAAAACATCGGATGCCGCTAAATATGGTATTGGTGGTATAGGCACCGAATACCTTCCGGCTTGAGCTGACATGTTTTCATATACCTCCAAATATGATAACGCCCTGTTATATATCTGAACTACTCCAATATCAGCATTAAGGTAATTAGTATTATTCCATCCGCGAGCAATTCTACCTCCGAGTCCTGTTGAGACCGCACTAGCGCTGCTATCAACATCGGAAAATAATATCCCATTTTTATATAATTTTACAGTGTTACCATCATAAGTAACAACAACATAATACCACTCTCCAACAGTAGGTGTAAATCCTTCAGGTGAAATCCATCCAGAATTAAAAAACCCACCAGTAATTTTATCAGACGAATTAATAGGCCCTAGATTATAGTTTATATTGTTTCCACCAGCATATGTATTTGTAACTAAAGATGGAAAAGTTGTTGCACTTATTGATTGGTTTAGTCTAAACCAACATCCAACAGTAAAATTAGATAGTGTACCTAAATCATTGAAAGTAATATACTCTGAATTAGATGCACTAAAAGTTAGATACCCTCCATTCAAATTATTAAATGACGGTGTGTTTTGTAAGGTTCCGTTAACATTTGAAGACCCTAAATTGTATATTGTTTCATTAACAGTAGGGTATGATAAAGTGGCGCCCGCATCATATAATAGAGTTAATCCACTAGTTGCAATATTCTCATAAGTTCTATTTTGAATACCATAAATCCCTTCTCCGTCTAGCCAAGTAATAGCACTTTCAATATTAGTAAATGATGTCTGCTGATACCTATCAGGTAACCCGTTTATGAGACTAGTTAGTCCTGAAAAAACAGTTGAGGGCTGTCCCCAAAATATAGGATAAGCATTTTCTTGATTTGTAATTCCTTGTGAATAACTATCTGAAACAATTACAAATCCTATTATTGGTGTATTTGCATACCATTTGGTTTGTATGGTTGGTCCATAATTAACATTATTAACACCAAAAGACATTTGATTACGTCTGATGGAATTATTTAATGTTGTACCACTATTGTAATGTACAGGATTTGTGATTGGCATTATTTCTTAAGTTTTTTTATCTCTTCTTTTTTATATAGTTTTAATAATTTCAAAGAATCAATATAATGCTTTTCTAATTTATCCAACTCTTCGATTGGTAAACCTAACTCACAAGCCCTACTATATTGTTCTTCAGACTCCTGAATTATATTCTTAATTGTCTTAAGGAGTTTCATACCATATAAATACTAATTAAAGAGTAAATTAGTTTTGAATTAAAAAATTTTGCTCAACATACAAATACCATTTTCAGAATGTTTTTTAAAGTTATTTTTTTCTATCCAAATTTGAATTAAAACTCTATCATCATCTGTTAAATTATAATCTTCAAAAATTATAAAATTGGGTATGTATTCTTCTTTCAACGAATTTAGTAACTTTACATCTAATCCTTCGACATCCAAATGAATCCAATCTAATTTTTCACCAAATACAATAAAATTATCTTCTATAATTGAATTAAAAGATATCGATTTTCTTTTGGTTGAATTTATTTCTTCTGTTTCCCAACTCCTAATAACTCTTTCCACAACACTATTTGTATAACCCTTACCACCTTCAAAGAATTCCACGTCATTTCCGTCAGGAGTCACAATGTCAAATATAAATTTCAACCCCTGTCTGTCTCTAAAATTCTGTACTAATTTATCATATTGATTTTTGCTACCTTCAACAAGAACCATATCAGACATGAAATTTCTTACAAGTGGAACCCATTCACCAAATTCACCATCATGAGTTCCAATAACCAAACCCTTAGGTCTTTTACCTTCATTAATTAAATTCTTACAATATAACCACAACGATTTATAAAAAATACTACCGTGTTTAATAACGTCCCAATAATATTGTGTTATAAAATTATTTTTAGCATCATAAACAACTACGTCATTTATTTCGTTTTCTGGATATACCGCCCACATGTGATTACTAAGATGTGTTACCCAAGAGACTTCTTTCGAGATTGTTTTTTTTATTTCAAACTTTAGAGGTAATTCATCCTCTTTGAATAGTTGACTCAAATTTTCAGTTGTTATTTTTATCTGTCCGTTACTATAATCTATATTAATCATAAATGCTTATCAATAAATTCATCTATTTTATCTGACCACATTACCATGGCCTCTGATTTTATTCTATCTTCTGTCCAATTCCACCATTGAATCTTGAGTAATGATTCTACTTGACGTTCATTAAATCTGTATTTAACTACTCTGGCGGGGTTACCTACAACGATTGAATACGGCGGGACATCTTTTGTTACGGTTGAGTTAGCTCCAACAATACTTCCGTTATGTATTTTAACCCCTGACATGATAGTTGATTTAGCCCCAATCCAAACATCGTTTTCAACGACAATATGACCCTTACAAGATGGGTGTCCCATATTCATGTGCATGTCAGCAATCTCAGGAGTAACTGGACCCCAAAGTTGTGAAGTTGTTGTAATCCAATCAGGTCTATGGTTTGCATGTAAGAAAAAATTACAATCTCTACCTATTGAATTGTATTTTCCGAGATAGATGTGAAAAACATCACTCCAACTTATAATATTTACATTTCTGTCAAAATAAGTTCCTCTATCTGAATGCCAAAGATGTAAATTTTCTGTCATAAAAATTCTAATGTATTGTGTTTAACCTCAAGTATAAGTTCAGTTATATCAGTAATTTTGTCTTCCACTTGTATAAAAACTTGTTTCATGTCTAGTTTATTAAATCCTAATTCAATTATACAGTCTCGATTAATAAATTCTATCCTATTATTTTGCGGTAATAATAATTTCAACTCCTCCCTAACATCATAAAATAATATTTTGATGGTCTCCAAAGTTTTGTCATTTTTGTCAATAAAAAATTTGAATCTATTCTCCGTGGAGTAGTTAAAAATATCTTCGTTTTCATATAAATAAATTTCATCCTCAACCGCACTTTCCGCCACTTTAAGTGGTATTATATTTACAATCTTATACAACCAATCAAAAACACTTTCAATCTCTTCTATCGAATTGTAACTCTCTTCTCTAATATGGTTATTAAAGATTTTCAAATACTCTTTATTAAAAATCATAAGATGTAATCCTACTTTCCAAATAGTCTCTCCTCTCTTAGACGGAAAAACTAATCTATCGCTGGTTTCTAAAAAATATTTTATAATGTCTTCGTCTATTTTCAAATCATAAATCAGATGATAGTAATAATCGTAATCTAAATTTAACGCAACAGCATTCAATTGTTTAATTTGATTTAGTGACGCCCATCCATAGTCTGAAACTGTTTTTGAAATTTTTACATGTTTTTCATCTAAATAAAATGTTCTCCAAAAATTCCAACCTCTCAAAGGCCAATTATAAACTGGATTGTCTTTTGTGAAAAAATAATAGTCGCAATATTTTATAACTTCAGCATCTAAATGAATTGGTGATATAACCAAAATATCAAAGTTCATTTCTTTCAATTTTTTAATGTTTGATATGAGAACATTTATTTTATTTTCATCATTACAAAATGAACTTATAAGAGCAATTTTTTTCATTATCTAATTTTTTTCAAGTACCCTTTGGGGTTAAAAGTTGCATTTTTACCAAAAAAGTTAATCCACTTTTCTTCAATCACAAAATTTTTGTTTTCATCCAAAAACTCTTCTATCGCTTTTAATGGGCCTCCATCATAATTTTTTTCATAACCCAATTCGGATAACACCCCATCCTCTACTATAAAATAAGAATTCATGGTGACAAATTCGTTAAACTTTCTTAGTGAATTAAGTACATCACTGTATTGATGTGAGCCGTCGTCTATTATTAAAACATTTTCAAATTCTGAAATTTGACTTAAATCATAATTTTCATATCCACCTAAAAATCTTTTTATTCTTGGGTGAGCATCCAACTTACTTAGGTCTCCGTATTCATTTACATCTATTGTGTGTAAAACACCTCTATTCCTTAATTGTAGTAAATCGGCTAAATATAAAGAGTTACCACCAAAATGAGTACCGATTTCAATAATCAAATCAGGTTTAACCTCATCAATTATCATTTGGTAATTCAAATAATCAAAAGGACATTTTAATGACTTTAACCCATTGTATTCAAAACTATGATGCCCAATCTCTATTGTTTTCAGATTAAAGTTAGTTTCTTTTGATGATTTTTTTCTGTAAATTCCTATTGAATCATTCCAAATTCTATCTCCTTCATATTCTGGTGATGGCGTTTTTTCATCAATATAACTTTCAATTAGTTCTACTTCATATCCGAGTGACTTACCCCATTTTTCCAAAGCTCTCCAACTATCGGCATAAAATCTCCAATTGTCACCTGGCCATCCATGATATGGTCCATTCTGAGGTGCTTGTATATACATATACCCATCTGGTTTGAGTACTCTACACATTTCTTTGAATGAAACCCAAAACATGTCGTCATGTTCAAAACACGAAGATGAAATTACAATATCAAAAAAACCATCAATGAATGGTATTTCCTGTGCCCTTCCTACAACATCCACATTAGGACCTTCTTCCATATCTAACCCGATATATTGACCCTGTTCAAAAATGGGTTTCATAGTTCCGTTCACGTCGTATGAACCAACATCCAAAATTTTTTTATTTTTGATGTTTTCATGACAATATTTTTCATAAAATTTTTGAGCGTTTACATAAGCTGAGTAGTGCATAAAATGTTGTTATAAATTTTTTGTTTAGAATTAGTTTTTATTATTTCGATATGGTAATAATTGTCCGTCAGATTCACATTTGAAATGTAAAATAACCAGTATCCGTGTAAAGGTTGATTTGGTAATTTTTCTATTATATCTCCTGATTTATTTTTTATTATAAAATCTACAGGTTCATCAATATTTTTTGTATTTAAGAAAGAATTTTTTTCAAAATATATTGTATTGTTATTATAATATACCAAAATTTCTTCGCAGTCTAAAACTTTATTCCCGTATACTTTTTGAATATCTTGATATCTTTTTGGTTCCTTTAAACCATGAAAAATAACAATATCATTTTGATTATTAGGTAACTTAAGATATGGCGAAAGTCCTGTAATATGAAACGGATGATTAAGGTCAGTAAATTTTGATATTTCAATATCATTGGTTTCTTCTATATCACAAAGATGTAAAGACTTTTGAAAATCATACTTCGATAATATTACGTTAGCAGAATCTTCATCATGTAACGCAAAAATTCCAGGTTCAGTATCTTTATATTTTTCATACATTTCTATCTGTTCTTGAAAAAACCATTTTGAGTTTTTGTCAAATAAAATAACATTGGTCTTTCTTCTTGGGAAGATTTTTATTTCAACCTCAACTTTTCTCGCCAAAACATCGACAGTACTTGTACGTTCTTCACCTTCCACAAGTCCACATAAGTAAATTTTATCATGTATATGAGAATTTATAAGTGGGTAGTTTTCTAGTTCATCAAAATACCTTGATATGTCATCTGCAGAGGTTGTTAAATAAACATCACTATCAATAAAAATAAATTTACTTTTGGGATATGTGTCAACAACATCTATCATAAGTTTTGGTTTACAACTTATAATGTTTTCATCTCTACCTCTATAATCTTTTTTTCCCGTTTCTATATCGATTCTTCTGACTATAAATTGTTGACTAGTTAAAAACTTTTCAGGTAAATCATAATCAAAATTTATTGTATAAATAATACATTTTCTTACTGAATAATTTTGTAATGAATCAAGTAAATAAAAAATTGTTTCTGAATAGTTTTCAGTAAATCCAAAAACCCAATAAAAATCATCAACGAATTTTTTATTATATCTGGCATAAATTTTATTACCCACTTTAGTAAAAATTGTATACGATTTTCTATAAAAATGATAAATCATTTTTTCCTCATCATTCACTTTTAATTTACCGCCACTCCAACAAACATTGTATGTTGTTTTACCTCCATTACCAACTTCAGTATTCATTGAGTGAATAATCTTTGTCTTATAATTTTTTATCGCAATTGTTGATAGCTCTTGTTCCCCATACCCATAAATGCCGTCCATCTTTAGTGTTTCATAATATCTGTCTGTTCTCATCAAACTACGAAGTTCCTCTGTGTTCTTCATAATCAACAATGGTCCACTTAATCTATTATGGTAAACTTCATCCCCAACCGAAATGAAATCATATTCTTTTATATACTGTAGTAAAAACGGGTTTATGTCTCCAAACATTGTATCAATATCATAAATTCCAACATAAGGGTATTCACCAACAATGTCTTGGAACATATCAAAATATGCCAATTTGAAATCAATAATCTTTTTTGGGGTATATATTTTATCTACCTTAACTTTTGAGTTGTTATTAAATCTTTCTAAAAACCCATCTTCGGAAATGTAATGTAAGATAAAATTTGAATGTTTAATATAAGAGAAATCATAATCTTTATCGTTTGTCAGGAAATAAAAATCAACGCAAGTCATTGACCCGATTGTTTCAATGTGGTATTTGAAATACTCGGGTATTTTACCCAACCAAACCTCTACTAAAGCAATTTGTTTTTCCAATATTCAATAAGATTTAAAATTGTTTTTTTGTCTCTTTGTTCTAATTGTAATAAATTTTCTCTAACTAATCCAATTGTATCATTAGCCCACTTAATGTCATCAAACCCATAAGCAACTCCACACATTTGAATTGGATTTTTCATTCTATAATCAATCGGAGTTATATCTTTATTTGGATTTAATATAACACTTTTGGTACCACACAATCCTGCAGCTGAAGTGTAATAAGATTTATCGTCAAATGTTAATAGATATTCATATTTGTTAAATTCATCTAACAAATAATCCAAATCTTTCTTTCCGTTGTAATGCGGTATTTCTACTGAACCAAATTGATTTAAAAAATCTTTTCCCCAATTAGGAGTATTTTTATGTATAATGTGTCCAAATCCTTTTCGTCTTGGATTATTAGTATTGTATAATTTATCAAAATTATAATCGAAAACAGTTAATGGTGATTGTTTAATTCCTTCAGGTACAGCAAATGTCCCAAAATTAAAAATTTGGTCTTCTCTCCCAAAAGTTCCCCATTGGTTTTCATCGTAATCATGTAATAACCATCTAACATTATGAATTGTATTCATTGGGTTTCCCCATGTAATTTGAGTATAAATTGATACCGTTCTATTAAAATTAAAGATAAATGGTTCCCAATAAAACGAACTCCACCACCCATCATCTTCATCTTTTTTCTCAACAGGAATTATTTCAATGTTAGGATGAGGAAATAATGGGTCATTAAATATATAAACATAGTGTCCTTGATTAGATAACTCATATGCCAATTTATGACAAGCAATTGATGCCCCTTTAGATTCGAATCCAATTGAATGTATCGTATCTATTATAAATGTTATTTTATTATTATCCCATTTTAGATTCATGATTTAATTATTTTTACGGGGCAACCAACATAGGTTCCAGGGTATTCAATATCTTTAACAACCGCACTATTCATACCTATTGTTGTTAAACTATGTACCGATAATTTTTCTCTAATTGAGGAATTGTTTCCCATATAAACTAAATCATAAATGGTTACATTACCTGAAACAATCGCTCCTGGCATTGCACTGAAATAAGAACCTATTCTACAATCATGCCCAATATGATTACCTCTATTTAAAATTGCATGCGAACCTATTTTTATATTTGTTGTTAATATTGAATAAGCACCTACAAAACTACCTTCCCCAATCTCAACATTATCCATAATAAGTGCTGTGGGATGTATAAAAGTAAAAAATTGAATTCCTTTTGGTAGTCTTTGAGTAATATCGAATCTATCTTTTGAATTAGCAACCGCAACCATAACTGTGTGTTCTTCAGGGTCTAATTTAGATATCGGTAGTGTTTCGTTATCAGAGTATCGGTCATCAACGAATCTATCTAATTTAATACCCATTTGAGCCATTACTTCTCTTGCGTGTCCACCATTACCAACCAATACTTTTTTCATTGTTTGTATATTTCAAATTTAGACAAATCAGGATATGGTAACTCCAAATCATCATTGTGTTTTTTTGTTCCATCCAAGTTATAAAATTGTGTCATCATTAAAAGTCCTCTAGCCGCAAGTTCAGGCATCATATAAAAATTCCACCCTAACATATCAAAATGGTCATCGTGATATGAACATTCTCTCCTTCCACTAAATCTTGCTCGTTTAAACCAAAGCATCGCCCGATAATCATCTGTAATGATTGCTCCACCCTTACTTAATTTTAAAGTTTTGTATGGACCGGTAAATGATAAACACATATGTGTGCCAGGAACATACATATCTGCTGTAAAATGTAATGCAGAATCAATAACATTTGATGGAGATAATCTATACGACCCTTTAATTGTTTTACCCTCAACAGACACAAAATTAACTTTAAGTCCAGCATGAATAATTTCACAAGGAACTGATGGATACGTTCTTGACGGACAATCCACAAAGTCGTCATCTAAAGACTTTTTAATATTTTTCTCATAATATAACGATAGAAACAACGCATTACTCATATTATCTAATGCAATTGCATAAGGTGCTCCTGTATAATCACATAACGCCTTTTCAAAATCTTCAGTTATTTTATGAACTCCTTGCGACATAGTATTTGAATTATAGTTGAATTATGTTATATTTTCAATAAAACTTATAAATGAAAAGGCCAAAAATATACGCTCATGGTTCTTACGTTGGTAACACAGGTTACAACCAACATACTCGTGATTTTTTCAGAGCATTGACAAAACATGCTGACATTAAGGTAAGAAACTTTACCATCGGTAATACTTGGGATGGGTATACCCTAAATCCTCATGATAAAGAACCATATTTTAATCAAACAGATAAAAAAATACTATACCAACAAATTCTTTGGGAAGCCAATGGGAAAAGAGGTAACTACCCGATTTATCCATCAATAGAAAAAGAATTTGAGCATGATTTGAATATTGTATTATGTGAATCAAACCACCATATATTCTATGACACATACAATGGTCCCAAAATCGCATACAATGTATGGGAAACCACTTTGCAACCTGAACAATATTTTAACAAATTGTTAGAGTTTGATGAAATGTGGGTACCTTCAAAGTGGCAAATGGAGTGTATGATAAAACAAGGATATCCTGAAAATAAAATAAAAGTTGTTCCTGAAGGTGTTGATTCCCACGTTTTTTTTCCTAACCCTCAAGTTAGACATGAAACAACATCAGACGGAAGATTTAAGTTCTTCTTGGCGGGAAGATGGGATTACAGAAAATCGATAAAGGAAATAATCGAAACGTTTTTGAAAACTTTTGATAAGAATGAACCTGTTGACTTGATTATATCTGTTGACAATCCATTCTCTAATGATGGTCTAAAGACAACTGAAGAGAGATTAAAACATTATGGATTGGAGGATGAAAGGATTAAAATCTTACACTTTCCTTCACGTAACGAATATATTGATATTCTAAAATCTTGTAATTGTTTTGTTTCTTGTGCCAGAAGTGAAGGTTGGAATTTACCGTTAATCGAATCCATGGCTTGTGGTACACCTTCAATATATTCTAATTGTTCAGGTCAATTAGAATTTGCGGAAGGTAGAGGTATTCCTGTTAATGTATTGGGCGAAAAACCAGCAAATGAAAGTTCATACAATCATTTTAACGAAATGGTTGGTAACTATTATGAGCCAGATTTTAATCATTTATCTGAAATGATGAGATTAGTGTATGAAAAATACGAAACGTTTAAAAAAATATCGCTTGTCGAATCAAAATATATCAGAGAAGAATTTAATTGGGAGAATGTTGCACAGATAGGTTATAATACAATTGAAGAGTTTATCAAAAAACTTCCTTTCTTATCTAAAGAAATAAAACCCTTTAAGAAAAATAAAATAGAAATAACTTACTTGGATGGTCCAAAAGTTGAGATTTTAGGTGATGAAGATAAAATCTATTTAGTAGAATTTGTTAATAAAACAACTAATGAAGTTTTACATTCAAGTACAATAAAAAATAACATGTGGACCTCTTGCGGTAAAAAATATTATATCCCTTGGCAAATTAGAATAAACGGTGAAGTAGTTGATGAATTTAATCTTGAAAACCGAAATGTTTTAATTTCAATGGAATCAAAATCTTTGGGCGATACATTGGCATGGGTTCCTTATTCTATTGAATTTGCGAAAAAATATAAATGTAAGGTAATAATGTCCACATTTCATAACCACCTATTTGAGGGTCTTGATGAATACAAAGATATCAAATTCATAAACCCAAGTGAATCTCATGAATGTATTGCCGTTTATAGATTAGGTTGGTTTAAAAAAAATGAAAAATGGGAAGACTTTGACAGAAACCCAAATCAGGTTAATATAATACCATTACAACAAGCAGCGACAGATATTTTGGGGCTGGACTTCAAAGAAGTTAACTACGGTATTAAAATACCAAATAAAGAAAGGCCAATCAAAAACAAATACGTTGTTTTTGGTCCTCAAGCAACTGCCGGTTGCAAAGAATGGGTCTACGTCTATTGGGTTGAGTTATCAAAATTATTAATAAAAAAAGGATATGATGTTGTTACCTTAACAAAGTCTCCTTTTATTATTGACGGAGTTAAAAATTACTCCAACAAACCTATGAATGATGTGATAAACATATTAAACCACGCAGATATTTTTATAGGTCTTGGTTCAGGTTTATCATGGTTGAATTGGTCCATAGGAAAACATACCTATATGATAAATGGATTTGCAAAGGCAGGTCATGAGTTTACAAAAAATGTAACTAGAATTCAAAATCAAAATGTTTGTATATCTTGTTGGAATGACGAAGGGTTTGTTTTTGATGGTGGTGATTGGGATTGGTGCCCTCTTTATAAAGGAACGAAAAAACAACACATATGTCAAAAATCAATAACCCCTGAACAAGTTTTTAACAAGTTAAATTTAGTGGAAAAAAAGAAATTTATTTGTCCTGAAGGCGAAGAAAATCTTACAGAAAATTTTATCAAAGAAATTTTTGATGAAAACGAATATAATCGTTTTGGTATCAAAATTGAGATTGGTGATAATGTTTTGGATGCCGGTGGTAATGTTGGAATTTTTTCAAATTACGCTCACCAGATGGGAGCGTCTAAAATTTTTAGTTATGAAATAAATGAAACTTTTTATCAATGTCTTTTAAAAAACACAGAAAATTTACCGGTAGTTTCTACATTAGGGAAAGTTGGTGGGGATGATTTTGACATCCAAAAAATTTTGGAACAACATAAAATTGTTAAAATAAATTTTGCAAAAATTGATATAGAAGGCGATGAATGGGATTTATTTGAAAAAATTCAAGTCTCTGACTTATTAAAAGTTGATAAATGGGCAATAGAGTTTCACACTCATTTTTATAGTTCAAATTTTGATGATAGTAGTAAAAAAGAACTTCTATGGAAGTTCATGAAAATCTTACATAAATTCAACACAAATGGGTTCCAAACATTTTTTGAACACATACATGAATCTTGGGATGTTGTGCACTTGTTTGCAAAAAAAATATAAATATGGATAAATTAAAATTAGAAAACTTCGATTGGGGTTGGATGGGCTCTGATGATATAGAAATTGTTATTAAAGGAGAAATAACAAATTTGGGCGAGTACCACAGAAAACAAATTATAAATGAAATTTTCATTCAGGGACTTTATGAAAAGTTTTTTGAAGTTCAAAAAAATGATATTGTTGTGGATATAGGAGCAAGTAATGGTCCTTTTACTTATAGTATTTTACATAAAAACCCTAAACATGTTTATTGTTTAGAACCAAGTAATGTAGAATTTCCTATTCTGGCGAAGAATACTTGTGGATATCCTGTAACACCAATTAATAAAGGAATTTCTAATATAAATTCTTTTGAAATAAATAATGAAATATTTGGCGGTGATAATAGAATGGAAGGAATCACATTTGATATGTTTTGTCACCTTTATAATATTGAGAAAATTGATTTTTTGAAAACTGATTGTGAGGGTGGTGAGTACCATATTTTTACACAAGAAAATTTACCTTTTATTAAAAATAAAATCCGTAATGTTGTTGGTGAATGGCATTTGTCTTCTTTAGAACTAAAAAATAGTTTTAGAAATTTTAGAGATACTTTCTTAGTGGAATTTAAAAAAATAAATGTTTTTTCAGTAGACGGTATTGATATAAAGTGGGACTTGTTCAATGAACATTTTATAGAATATTATACTGAAGTTATAATCTATATTGATAATTCTGAATTTTTATAAAAAAAATGGGTTACTTAAATCTTACTAACTTTGATTTAAGTAACCCGTATATTAATAACCTATGTTTTCAGCTATTTATTTAGAATTTAATTCTTCTGATAAATTAACAATAAATTTACAAACTATTTTCCATCTTACTTCAGAGAATAGTTCTTTGATTTTTTCATAATCTGAATCTTCTATTTCTATAACTTTATTAAGATTTAAAAGATTATCAGTAAACTCTCCTTCATTTACATCAAATTCAGGATGTTGATTTAAAATATCTAATAATTTAATTCTTTTTGACATTTCAGATACACTAATTCCAGAATCTTTTTGTGTTCCATTGATTGCAATTTTTAATAACGTTGCTGTTGAGAAAAACGTATCTTGTCCGTTAACATTTTCTTTTCCGAATCTTAATGTGAGTGTTTTCATATTTTTTGTATATTTTTCTGAAAGAAAAAAATAAATTCTTTTTACAGTAATGTCAATATATAAACATTAACTATTTTTTATCTATTAAAATTTTTAATTCTTTAATTGCTTCAATCAATACAGGTATCAATTTTTCGTATTTAACAGCTTTGTATCCATTTTCTCTAGTTGTTACGATTTCAGGTAAGATTGCCTCAATTTCTTGAGCTATTACACCGATATCGGTACCAGTATATACTTGTTGTTTATCATTCCATTCGAATGTATAACCTCCGATTTGATTAACTTTATCAATTGCATTTTCAATTAGTTTAAGATTATCTTTCAATGCTCTATCTGATGAAGCATATGCTACAACATCACCATTTGTGTATAGTGTATCAGTGGACGGATTACAATAAATTCCAGCAGTACCATATAAAAGAGTTCCCGAACCCCATAACATTTGATAGGTAGAGTTAGTATCATTGTTGAATTCTATATCAACCCTTTTAGCTATATCAACTCTTACCCCATAAGTGTCAGTACCGTTCCATCCCATCAATGTTGGGTATGTACCTGACCAAGAAACAGAAGGATTTGCATTATTTATTGTACCTCCATCTGGATTTGTACTATTAGATGCGTCAAATATTATATGGCCATTACCATAATGTTTCCACCCTATCATTCCCACAACTTTATTTATTACAGATGGTGAACTGTTCCAGTTAGACACACCTCTAATAGGTACATAATATGAATCAGTAACTTGACTTCTAAAATGAGCCGGTGTTGATTTTCTTAAGAAATCATCACCAGTATTCTGTGTCCAAATCTGACCAATAGTAGGATTTTCTGAATTTCCTGCGGATGAATTAAAATACGAACCATAAATGTAACCTCCGGTGATTTCACCACTGGTACCTCTTAATACGAAAGTACTTGCTGTTGCAGCAACCGCATATCCATATCCATTCCAAGAAACATAATCAACCCTTCCGTTTGTATATATTATTGTGTTATATGTACCATTAGCACCAAAAGCAAAATAGTCAGTAGTTCCAATATCATCTGATACAGAGAAATACATTACTGCCGTGTTGGATGATTCATAGTGTTGTATAAATCCAGGGTCATTTGTTTGGGCCGGAAAAGTAATTGTACTTGTTGTTCCGTTTTTTTCTATTGTGAGCGCTCCACCATTAATACCTACGTTACCGTTAAATATTGCATTACTTGCGCTAAATCTAAACCACGCACTACCCGATAATACTGTAGATGTTCCGGCTCCTGAAGCAGCACCTCCAAACCATACTTCATTTCCAGTTGTTATACCCATTCCAATACCTATTTCGGTACTTCTTGTCATCCCAAAATAAGAATAATTTGACGTGTTATTTGGATTTATTACTGATATTGCACCGTATGGGTCTTGTGCTGCACCATTAACCGCAAGATAAAATCCTTTAGTTCCTCTAACATCAGTTCCATTATCAACAAGGGTACTGTTCCCGATAGTTGAATTTGATGTGAATTTAACAATAGTATTATTTGTTCCTGACACTGTTACTGATGTACCAGAACTACCTGATGTACCAGAACTTCCACTTGTTCCTGAAGAACCTGATGTACCTGAATTACCACTAGAACCTGATGTACCAGAACTTCCACTTGTTCCTGAAGAACCTGATGTACCTGATTTTCCTGAAGAACCAGAACTACCAGATGAGCCACTAGAACCAGAACTTCCGCTAGTTCCTGAACTACCTGATGTACCAGAACTTCCACTTGTTCCTGAAGAACCTGATGTACCTGAATTACCACTAGAACCTGATGTACCAGAACTTCCACTTGTTCCTGAAGAACCTGATGTACCTGATTTTCCTGAAGAACCAGAACTACCAGATGAGCCACTAGAACCAGAACTTCCGCTAGTTCCTGAACTACCTGATGTACCAGAACTTCCACTAGAGCCTGATGTACCAGAACTTCCACTTGTTCCTGAAGAACCAGAACCTGAAGATTGTGCAAACGTTAAAGAAGTACTACCTAAAATAATTGGATTACTTGTTGTAATAACAAAATTTTTACCTGAATGAGTTGCTCCTGAATTTACATATACCCCCAACCCTGTAAAAACATCATCGTCTAATGACATATCAACCGCTCTAGTCCAAGAAC